TGTAAGTGGTGCGCATATTTTAGAATGGTGTCAAATACTTATTCAATTTTGGATTAAAAGACATTCCATAGAATCAGCTTCTAAAATATTTAGTTCATCGGATCCACTCCAAGCAAATCGAGCGTTAAATGAATCCATACAAAAGGCAATGAATTTTAAGAATGTAAAGGATTGGTCGGATATGTCACAAATTATGATTGAATTACAAGCAAGACGTGACAGAATAAAGAATGGTGTAATATTTGGAGTACCGACAGGGTTTGAAGATTTTGACGAGGTCACAGGCGGTGGATTTGAAACGGGATTCCATGTTATTTGCGCCCGTCCCGGTATGGGTAAAACTGCACTAGGGTTGGCAATAGCTTTGAATATGGCAAATAATGGAGATCCTGTTGGTATTGTTTCACTTGAAATGCCAAATGTACAACTTGCTTCTAGGCTAATGTCGAATGCAACAGGAATAGATTTTAAAACAGTTTTCAGAGGGCAAAAACTAGATAGTCAATTTTATTCAAGCCAAAAAGAGCAACAAATAAACGAGGCAGCGTTAAAAATGGCTTCTTTGCCTATTTATCTCGAAGATAAGAGCAGTATGAATATTTTTGAACTAAGGTATAAGGTAGCCAAATTAAAGCGCGAAAAGAAGGTAAAAATCATTTTCATTGATTACTTACAACTTATGGAAGTTGAAACCGAAAAAGGACAAGCAAGATATGTGGCAGTTGGTAATTTGTCAAAAGGGTTGAAAAACTTGTCTAAGGATTTGGATATTCCTATTGTAGCACTTGCACAAGTGAATAGAGAATCAGAGGGAGCGGATAAGCAAAGCAAACCAGCCAAACTAAGCCAATTAAGAGAAAGCGGTTCTATCGAGCAAGATGTAGACATGGGAATAATCATTGATAGACCATTTGCCAGAGGGGTTACAAAAGATGAAAATGAGCAAAGCACTGAGGATGTTGCATTTTTAGACGTTCAAAAACATAGGAACGGAGAAACAATACTTATAAAAATCGGTTGGAATCCTAAGACTATGAAATTTTATTGCCCAAAAACACCGCAAAAAGAATTGCAGTATCAACACTCCAACCCATCCGCCGGCATCACGAAAAATACAGACCCGAAAATAGAGATTAGACAAGGATTACCATTTTAAAAGTACAACACCATGAAAGCACCAGACAAAAAAATAACCTACGAAGAATTTGCAAAAGCAATGGAAGAAAAACAACGATTAGAAAAGTACTTGGAACACTTAAATAGGATTACCAGAGCGTATATGTACGATTATGATTCGGAGCGTGTTGTAGGTCGTAAATTGAAATTAAATGAAGATAAATATTAACTATGGTACAAACTATATATGGGAATCCCCCATCTAAATCAAATTGCTATAAAATAATTACACTTTCTGGACATGGTAGCCTATGTAAGACAAAGTCACTTAATCAATATGAAAGAGATTTTTATATTCAATGTAACTTTTACAGAAATAGAAACATTAAAAGCTATTTTGAATTTCATGTAAAAGTATTTTATCCTAGTCAAAGAAGCGATTTAGATAATAGTTTGAAGGTGATACTAGATTGCTTGCAGAAGTGTAAGGCAATCGAAAATGACAATAAATGTTGTAAAATAGTAGCCGAAAAGTACTTGGATAAAATTAATCCTAGAATCGAATTTGAAATAGTTGAAATAAAATTGTAAAATAATTAGCTAGTAAGCAAAACTTGATTAACTTTTGAACTTTATAAACCAAAAACTTAAACAAAATGCAAAACGATAAAATTAAAATAGTAAATTTGTAGTATGGAAGAAGGCAAAACGACAGATAAACGACTGAAAAACCTAAAACCAGGTTCAACAGGTAATGGCGTTAAGTTCAGTGCAGAAAACCAACCACCACCAGAGGTTAAAAGTCTAGGATGGGAAAAAAGACGTGAGCAAAGATTGCTTACCAAGACAATATTCGATAAACTGACTGAGGGTCAAACATTGGATGAGTACGTACATACTTTAATGTCACTAGCCAAAGAAGGCAATGCAAAAGCTATTGATACAATTAATCGAGGCATTGAGGACCAAGTGGATAAATCAGAGGTGAAACACGAAGGCTTAGACGTTAAGAATATAACATTCAAATAATGCAAGTAAACGTCACAGTTGAAACCGATCCAAAGTTTGATGTACTGTACAACCCACCACCAGGAACAAGGGTAATTATCTTAATTGGGGGTAGAGGTGGTAAAAAAACGTATGAAGTTTCAAAGGCTATCCCGTTCCATGCTTGTATAAAAGGGAAAAAGATTCAGCTACTTAGAGATGAAGCTACCAAGATTAAAAAATCAATTCTATCTGAAGTATTTGAAAGGTACGACACAGCCAACGAGAATGGAGCATTTGACGGCTCGTTCATTCGAGGCGAAAATGAGATTAAAGCAATCAAAGTAAACCCAAAAACGGGCGTTAAAACTTATGAATCAGTAGTATTTACACAAGGATTCAGGGCATCAAGCAACGAAAAGACATCTCACATGAAAGGTGTTGCTAATGTAGATATCGGAGTAGTGGAGGAAATGGCAGATATTAGAGATAGTGCGAAGTTCTTAAAATGGCAACATTCAGTAAGACAGGAAGGCTCATTTGTAATTATGATTCTAAATACTCCCGACATTTACCATTGGGTAATTACAACGTATTTTAATATTGTACCTGTCACATTAGATGATTACCCACAATTTACGCAAAATGATATTGATGGGTATTATAAGTTAGTTCCAAAGAAATTAAAAGGTGTTCATGTAATTCAAACCAGTTACAAGAATAATCAATATTTGCCTAAAGAAATAGTAGCTGAATACGAATCAAGTGGAATAAAAGGTAGTCCGTATGAAGATATACACTACTTTCTTACAGAGATTGAGGGATTGGCTTCCACAGGCAAAAAAGGTCAATATTTCAAGAGATATAAAATGATTTCTTTGGAGGAATATTTAAAGCTGGATATGCAAGAAGTTTATGGTCAGGATTTCGGTACACGTTCACCAGCAGGATTGGTTGGCGTTAAGGCGTATAAAAATAAAATCTATGTTCGTGAATTGAACTATGAACCTTTGGACCTATTGGCACTTGCGTTCAAATTGGATAGTCTAGGGATTACAGAAGATTCTTTGATTATTGCAGATAGTGCAGAGCCGAAGACTATTGCTAAATTACGTTATGGATTAGCCGACTTGATGAATGATGAAGATTGCCAACGATACCCAACCGCCGCAAGTGGATTCACTAATATTCGAGCGGTGTCGGATAAGGGAATAATGACGGGATTAAGTTCTTTACTCTCAAAAGAGATCTATGTAGTCGAAGGTAGCGATAATATAATCAAGGAATTTGCTTTATATTGCGAAGGAAAGGACATGAACGGCAATTCAACAGGTAAACCAATTGACGCCTTCAACCATCTAATAGATCCGCTTAGATATGTCAACAACGAGCATGGAAAGTGGTTTTAACCTTGCACAATTCAAAAATAAAACTTAAATTTACAATATGGGAGTACACGCAAAAGAATTGAGGATTGGGAATTTGGTATGGACTAAATCAAAGCCAACAAGTATTAACCAAAACAATGAAGTACTAACAATTGTATGTATGGTTATGGTAGAAGACTGCGATGAATATACAGCCATCCCACTTACCGAAGATTGGCTGGTGAAGTTTGGGTTTGATAAACGTATTTCTGGTGCTGAATGGCATTTTGCGAAAAGAATACAAGGAAGTAAGGAGTTTATTTTGAATATGGATTTTGTACTATGTGACATTGATTTGCATGTTAAAGTTATACATGTCCATCAACTCCAAAACCTTTTTCACATTTTGTGTGGCGAAGATTTAACCTTAAATGAAGCGTAAATCAAAAGGCAGATTTAAAAAGTAAAGTATGATAAAAATACTAATTGCATTAATTATACTATCATTCATATTCAAAATATTTTGGGATGATTACGATAGTGAAGAAGGGCGTTTTAATAATGAGAAAAATAAATAATTTGTAATATTTCTTTGTATTTCTAAAATATACATATATTTACACCGAAAATAGATAGTTTTAACCGCCCTAGCTCGAAAATTAGCGATGCAATATCGCCAAGAGAGTAAAGGGTTCAAAATGAAGGGTTGAGTAAATTTGAGCTTAAAATAGGCAAATTCGGCATCAAATACGGTGCTGATTTGCCTATTGTTACAAAAAGTATTGACCCGTTAGGAGTTACTGATTTTAGCGGTTGGGCAAATCTTCAAGCATTTAGCAGCGTGCATTCTTACTTTGGCATTAATTCAAATGCAACAATTATAAAAGCAATAAATGAATGTCCACAAATTTCAACGATACTTTTTCGTAAAGGTGAACAGATCGCAAACGGTATTACAATTGTTATAAAGGCAAATGGTAAGCCAGCAGTTAGCGAAGATGCTAAGGCAATACAAAAACTTATTGATAAACCAAACGTATACCAAAACAGAGCGCAATATGCAGCGGTTAGGTCCATCTACTTAGATTCATGGGGATGGATAGCGGAATACAAAGAAGTTGTGCCAGGTTTTGGGATTCAGTCACGAAGACTACTAAAACCCGAATGCCTAAATATTGTTTGGAAGAAAACTACAATGTTTTTTTGTGCGAATAAATCGGAGTTGATAGATTATGTTGAATATACGGAGAATGGGATTAAAACAACTATCCGAGATGTTGAGAATATCTATTTTTATGTTGCTTCAAATATTGAATCAAGGAATAATGGCTATTTGCCAGAATCGCCGCTAAAAACTTTAGAGAATCCAATAAATAATTCTATTGCAAATTATAAGCATAGAATAAGAGCGGTGTCAAGTGCATGGGGATTTGCTTCACCATCATCAAGCGATGTTAGTGGTCCTATGGTACTATCCAAGACAGACAAAGAAACCTTGCAGGATGATTGGCGAAAATTAGGTAGTGCCAACGGACAAAGCGAATTGGCATTTTCGGCAAAACCTATGACCTTCACCGCAGTCATGCCGCCCGTTGCAGCACTTCAATTGATGGAGCAATTAAAGTCAGACAGCGCCACAATGTGCGATGTGCTAGGGTATGAGTTTGATTTATTGGCTAGAGATTTGGGAGGCGTTGCGAATAACAACAAAACACAAGCAGGCAAAAACCAATATCAAAACCATACAATTCCAAGGGCTAAATCTATTGATGAGCAGGAAATGGAATCTTTGGAGTGTGAAAATTACAACTTAAAAATAGTTACCGACTTTTCACACATTCCATGTATGCAGGAAGATTTGAAAGCCAAATCGGAGGAACTACGCAATAACGTACAATCGTTGATAGCTGGTTTTAAAATGAATCTATGCACTTATGATGATATGGTACAACGTGCAGGTGTATCAGAACCAAACACCAAATGGACGGGTAAATGGTGGTTTGATTTTACACCAGAAGAAAAGTCATTTTTTGAATCTCAAAATACTACTACAAATGGAAATCAAGAAAATACTAACGGAAGCGGAAATCAAGGCACTCAAAATCAAGGAAGCAATGGAAACCAAAATTAAGCAAGTAAAAGAAAAACAAACAATTTTAAAGTAGCATGAAAAAGTACACCACAGAAGAACTACAAAAAGCATTCAGCATTAAGCATGAATCAAACAACTTCAATAATGGTAATATCAAGGCTATTATAGTCTGGATTGTAGCAGTTGTTGCGTGTATCGGATTAGGCGTATTACTTGGTAATTTTATTCAAACTATACTATAATGACAATAAAATCCATATACTTTCCAGATAGAACTTTCACCTCAAAAGAGGACTTATTTGCCCAATTAAAAGCAAATGAGGAAAATATTATCGAGTTCAAAAAAGCGCACATCTACAAAGGTTGTGACAAATCGGAAACAAAAGGCGTAGCTGTATTTAATGAAGAAACATTGAAGGGGATTGGATTTGCAACTAAAAACAATTTTATCTACCCTATTATTTCAACTACGAAATACATGGATTCTCACGATGATGTGCATTTTGACGGGTGCTTCACAAAAACGGTTAAGGACCAACAAGGAAAAGTATATTATTGCGCAGACCATGATTTGAGCCTTAAAGGGATTATCGCATCGAAGAAAAATGTTGAGATGCTAGTAAAGAATATTGATTGGCAATTTGTGGGCAAAGATTACGAAGGGCAAACACAAGCGTTAATTTTTGCAATTGATAAAAGTACGATTACTAATAAGGATGCACTTACGTTAATCGATTCAGACCCAGAACTAGAGAACTCCATTCGTATGCAATACGTTAAGGTAATG